GTTTTGATTCGCCACGCCGCCCTTTTTACACTGTCGGTTAATTTTTAACCTAATTAACCTTGCGCTGCTTTTGGCGGCTATGGTAACGTAAGAGGATGAGTAGGGGCGTGATACCAGTTAGAAAGTCTGAATTTGCTAAGCTAGCAGGGGTGAGCGGCGCCGCTGTAACCAAAGCGTCCGCTACTACTTTGAAGGCGGCACTTGTCGGTAGGCAAATTGACCGAAACCACCCGGACGCTATTGCATACGTAAAAAAGCATAAGCAACCCGACGTAATAGCCGTTAAAAAAGCGGTATCCAAAAAAGTGGATGGACGTTCAAATCCAAAGCACAAAGCCGCCGCCAGAAAATCAAAGCGTAAAAAAGAGGAGAAAGACGAAGGGGTTATACCCGGTTCGTTAGAATCTCTTCCAGAAAAGATACAAGCTCTGGCCGACCAATCCTTAAGAGAGTTGGCTTATGTATTCGGAACAGACATAGCTTTTTTAGATTGGTTGAAAGCTACGCGGGAAATAGAGCGGGTTCATGAGGCGAGATTAAAGAACCAGGAAAAAGAGGGAACCTTAGTACATCGTGAATTAGTTAAATCAGGAATTTTGGACCCTATAGAAACTCTGTATTCTCAAATTTTAAGAGACGGCGCCAAAACCATAGCGGTAAAAGTTATGAATCTCATGGAGGCGGGGGAACCCGTAGAGATTTGTGAAAAAGCAATACGAAAAGAACTAACAAGTTTTATACGCCCGGCTAAGGCCAAAATGGAAAGGGCGATTAAGGGAATGAAAAAATGAAAGACTCAGTGATTTTTGCAGTGACAGTTATTTTATGTATTTTTATTCTAGCCGTGAGTTGTGCGCAATTCAAAAAAGCGGTTAGGACCATTAACGATGTAGCGGGTGATCTTTGTCTTATTTTTGGGGAAGAGAACCCGGAAGAGCTAGATGGTTTATCACCAAAAGAGTGGTGCGCCATCCAAAAGAATTTGACGCCCTTTGTTGACGTTGTAACGAGCGTGCAGAAAACAGGTGTTGCCCGTGATTGATAAATCGTTCGGGTTTCTGCCAGATACAGAACAAACGATGGATACGCGGGATTACATTTTTAGTTCCTCTATGCCAGTTTGCCCTGAGCCCGTTGACCTAGGAGTATTTTTAAAAAAAGTATTTGATCAGGGCAAAACAGAAAGTTGTGTAGCCTGTGCAATTTCAGCTGGTCGTATTATTCTCGGTATTGAAAAGTTGCCATCGGTTAGATTTCTTTATTTCAATTCTAGATTTCTACATGACGCTACTGAGCGGGACTCAGGGACATATATCCGCTTAGCTTTCAAAGCCGCTGCTAGATGGGGTTTTGCTACAGATGAAGTATGCCCGTTTAGTGTGGAGAAAATAAATAAACACCCAGGTTTTGCTAGTTTTTGGTGTGCTTTTGATTCCCGTAAATTAGAGTATCATAAGATGTTCAGTTCAGGCGGTTTGCGTGAGAACCAGATTCAACAAGCATTATCTCTTGGTTACCCTGTGGTTTTTGGTGTGGGGGTTGGCGCGGAGTTTACGAAAGATACAGGCCCCACCATAGTGAACGATTTTGAAAAGGGTGGGGTTGTTGGGCGGCATGCAATGCTTATAGTGGGGTACAACCAAACTCATTTTAAAGTGCTTAATTCATGGGGGTCTCGTTGGCGTAAGAACGGTTTTTGTTGGGTGCCGTACTCGGCTTTGGATGTGGAATCCGCACGTGATTTTACAGTTATGGGAAGGGCATAATGTTGAAGTTTATTCGATACTTTTTTAGAGCTTTTATTTTCGTGGTCGCCCTTACGGTTTGTGTTTTGACTGTTATTTCTGAGTTAGGATGTTCTAACTTTATTAGGATAGATGTTCAAACAGAATGTGTTCAAGTTTGTGATAATTTACCCACGGCTTGCCCGGAGATGGTAATTGCCAATGAATCAAAAAACTGTGTTGAGGCTTGTGTGAATGCAAGTGGCCCTATCAATCAGAAGCATCGAATTTGTATGTCTGAAGGGTCTAGTTGTGCGGACATAGCCGAATGTACACTGTCTGAGTAATGCATAATCTAGCCGAGATAGGAACCGACTGGTTAGTTGATAACATCCGAAACTTTACCGATGAGATTATTCATATAGACCCAGTAACATTCAATGAGGAGAATAGATATTTACCTGGCTCCGTTACCTCGATGCCTGGTTATATGAATTTCGATATCAATCCGTATATGAAAGAAATACTCATGTGTTTCGATCCCGAAAGTCCAGTACGGGAGGTGAATCTTAAAAAAGGAGTTCAGGTAACGTACACTACAATTTTGGAATGCTGCATGTACTATCTAATGGACTACGTAAAAACTGAGCCATGCATGTACATCACAGCAGATAAAGATTTGGCCCAAGAGCGTGTGGAAAATAATATTCTTCCAATGCTTAACGCTTCCGGACGAGACATTTTGAGATCTAGTGATGAAGGGAACACACGTAAAACAGGAAAGACCAAAAATCACCTCCAGTGGATTGGTGGTGGGTATATGATTCCTATCGGTTCGCACAACGGCGCTAAGATGCGTCAGTTCTCAGTACCTAATTTGTTTAAAGATGAGATTGACGCTTGGCCGGAGATTGTGAGTAAAGATGGCGACCCGGATGGTTTGACTGATGATAGGTGTTCGGGTTATTGGAAGCGCAGAAAAATACTTAGAGGGTCCACACCTTTGCTTAGGCATAATTCACTTATCGACAAGGCTTTTAGGCGGGGGGATCAACGGGAGTATAGAGTGTTGTGTAGGGCGTGTAGTTTCCCTCAAAAATTACGTTGGAACGGCGTTAATGAGGAAACGGGGCATGAGTACGGTTTTACGTGGGAGATGGATAACGGTATACTGGTAATGGAGTCTGTCAGGTATCGTTGCAAAGATTGTGGGCATGAACATTTTGAGCATGACAAACCTAAGTTGTTCGCACTAGAGCACGGTGCACATTGGCACCCTACAGCGACCCCTGTGGAACCGGGTATTAGGTCTTATCACTTGCCAGGCTTCTACAGTCCAGTAGGCTTTGCGCCATGGTCCAAATGTGTGAGTGATTATTTAGCAGGCTTCGACCCGGTGCAGAAAAAAGTTATTGACATAGGTAAATTTCAGAAATTTTATAATAATATTTTGGGTGAGTCCTTTGAGGTGCTCGGTTCTAAAGTTACATTTCAAGCGGTATCAGGGCATAGAAGGATTGAGTATAAATATGGGGAAATACCGAATGAATATGCTATTAAGCATTCGGGTGGCCCTATACTTTTCCTTACATGTCAAGTGGATGTTCACAAAAGATTTTTAGCCGTCTCAATAATGGGTTGGACCAAAGACGCTAAATGTTATTTGATAGACTATTGGTACTTTAAAGACGATAGCCATGAAGATGGATGTGGACGGATAGAAAGCCCGGTATGGGCGAGGGTGCAAGACGTTATTGATAATTTGGAATACATATCTGATGATGGTAGGAAGTACAATTTAAAAATAACTCTCATAGATGCTAACTGGAAAAATGATGTAGTTACTTCTTTTTGCTCCCGGTATGAATCAGGTGTTTATCCTATCCTGGGTCGCGAGCGTAGTGCCAAGAACCAGCGTATTGAAGAATTTGCTGAGTTTAAAACCAAAATAGGCACCTTTGGATATCGAATTTTAGTTGACCACTATAAGGACCGTCTAGCGCCTGTGCTCAGGCGTGAGTGGGTGTCGGATGCAGGGGAACAATCCAGGTACCATTTCAACGCACCGATAGACACTACAGACAAGCAGTTAAAAGAACTCACAGTGGAGACCCGTAAGGAAAAACGGGACGAAAGAAACAACATCTCCTACGTGTGGGACCGTCCAGGAAACGCACGTAACGAATTGTGGGATTTATTGGTTTACGGTCATGCTGCGGTTGAGATTTTCGCTTGGGCTATATGCGTCAAGCACTTTGAGTTAGACACTATTGACTGGGATCGTTTTTGGGAATTTGTACAACAGAACATCCTTGCCCCTGTTTCGGAATAGTATTTTTAACAGCAGTCGTATAGCATTCTTCAGAGTACGAGCAGGTCGAGCAGTGGGCATTACAATGTAACGCTGCGTTAATCTCTTTCAGTATCTCTTGAGTGTTCTTAATGGCGTCGCTAGCACCCACCGATCCGTTTAGGATGGTTATCGTTGATCGGCCCTTGTCTTGAATCACAAGGAGTCTGTCAGGTGGTATAAATAGGTTGCCGCTTTTAGTTGTTCTAATTTTAGCTAATCTCATTGTTATTATCCTTTCCAGTTAATTTCTTTTGCGGTTACATTGCCCAAGTATAGAGGCGTATGGGTACCGCAAAAACAATATTTTTTGCCTCCAAATGAGGTAGAAAACCGTGCTTTTTGTTCACATCCACCTACATCACAATTACGTTTTTCATCGAAACAGTGGACACAATATTTAGTTTGATGTTTCTCACATTTTTCCATAATGAATCCCCCTATTTTTCGTAGGGGATATTGTTACGCTATATTGACGGGGGTGTCAATAAAAAAAATATTTTTAATTTACTTGCTTTTAGTATAGGCTTTAAATATGGACTACGCATTTTTAACGGCAAGGATTGAAAAAACCCAAGAGCAGATTGTAGCTTATGAAGATGCAATCGACGCTTTGATCCTTAAAAAAGCGAAGTCATACACGCTAAACACAGGTCAAACTATCCAGATAGTCACTAGACAAGATTTAAAAGACTTACAAGAAACCCTGGATAAACTATTGAATCGTTTAGCGACATATCAGGCCCGTAGAGACGGTGCGTCAACAATAGTGAGGCCAGCTTGGTAAGTTTATTTAAAAAGCATGTAGAGGAGGCCCCTTGGGTTTATCCAGTAGCAGAAGCGGCGTTTGTAGACATACCCATTGACGTAGTTGAACCTACTGCTATTGATGTTGACGACTTGGCGGCGTTTAGTCCGGGTCCAGTTGTAACACCCGTATTTGATGGTGATAAATTTTTTGGAGGTTTTGGTGATACAAAGATTTTTGATGAAGACTACTGGACTCTAAGAAAAAGGTCTTCACAACTTTTTACTGAAAATCTTTACGCACGCGGTATTATTCGTAGATTTATCACAAATGAGATAAACATAGGTTTGATGCTAGAAGCGTGCCCGGATGAGTCGGTCATAGGTCTTGAAGAAGATAGTTTAGCAGAATGGGCAGAAGACGTAGAAAATAAGTTTCATCTTTGGGCTAAAACTCCTGAGCTTTGTGACTTTAAAGAATCTAATACTTGGGGTGCTATACAAAGAGAAATTAGATTAGAAGCTTTAGTAGCTGGCGACGTATTAGTAGTTTTACATCAGTCACAAAAGTACAAACTTCCACAAGTACAATTGATTCGTGGCGACGACGTTCAAACACCTTACGATTACCACCCTTCAAACGGCAATAAAATTGAATACGGTGTGGAGCTAGACAAAGACGGGCGTCACACAGCATATCATGTCAGACAAGCAGACGGCACAAGTAAAAGGATCCTGGCCAAAGGCCCTAGGTCCGGGCGTAAAATAGCTTGGTTGGTTTATGGTACTGAGAAGCGACTGAATAAAGTTCGTGGCATGCCTTTATTGTCCATCGTACTTCAATCGCTTAAAGAAATAGATAGGTATCGAGATTCTGCGCAACGTAAAGCGTTGATAAACTCTATTTACGCGGCAACTATTGAGAAGACCCACGATAAGATGGGTACATTGCCCATTACAGGTGGTGCCGTAAAGAAAGATTCTGCGACCGTTACAGATGGAGACGGATCAACACGCACTTTCCCAATAGCTAACCAGATACCCGGTGTTATCATTCAGGAACTTCAGACGGGTGAAGTTTTCAAGCCTCATAGTACAGCTGGAACTGATGTTAACCTTGGGCCATTTGAAGAAGTAATCATACAGGCAATTGCTTGGGCTAACGAAGTTCCCCCTGAGATTATGCGGCTCGCTTTTAGTAATAACTACTCGGCTTCACAAGCTGCGATCAATGAGTACAAAATGACTCTTAATGTCAGGCGTACTGCGTTTGGGGATGAGTGCCCTCAGATAGTGTATAAAGAGGTGCTCTTGAGTATGGTGCTTTTGAATAAAATAAAAGCGCCGGGACTCCTTAAAGCGTGGCGCGATCCTAGCAAAGCGCTTATTTTTGCAGCTTGGGTTTCTGCTGATTGGTCCGGGGCCATTAAGCCATCAACAGACATAAAGAAACAATCCGCAGGTTACAAAGAGATGGTTGCCGAAGGTTGGGTCACTAACTCTAGAGCATCTAGAGAACTTACAGGAACTAAGTTTACAAAAAATATAAAGCGCCTCAGGCGTGAGAATGTTTTAAAGGCAGAAGCGGCTAGACCATTACTAGAACTCAAACAAGAGTTTGGTGGCGAGGAAACAGACGACGCGATGGCCGCTTTGGACGAAAAAGTGGTTTCTTTGGCTGCGGTCGTAGAAGATTTAGAAGAAATGAGAGGGTAAAAGAATGGCAGATCCTACAATAGTGGCTATCCCTTTGTTGAATTGGGTTTTAGTTGCAACAGGTGTCACAAATGTGAACATAGAGCCCACAATAAAAGGCTTAAAATACTTGCAGACAACTCGTGATAATGGAAACCCAGCGCCTACTAATGGCGACTATTCGGATGCGGCTAAAGCGAAGGAATTGCCATATGATGGCGGTATCCTTCAGACATTGGTATCTACGGATGTTTACGTTGCCGTTCGTGGTCGGTATGCAGGGAAGGTTAGGGTAACACTGTGACGGGTATAAGAACGACAAGGCAAATAGTAATGGGGCCTGGAACCGTTGCAGGCGGTGGTGGCGCGGGTGTCACGTCGTTCAACGGTCGCACGGGGGTCGTGATTTCTGCAGACGGGGACTATAATCGTACACAGATTAGAGGCCTTGAAAGAAAAATAACAGCTTCAGAAGTGTGGACGGATGCGTCTCATATAGGTAAGTCTATTGATGCTGATCACGCGACAGTTGATATTCTGATAACGTTACCCCCTGGTACTGCTGCTATGGTAGGAAAACCTACCTACCTTTTCCAAATAGGTGATGCCAATGTTGGTTTTACAGCGGATGTGGGCGACGCCATTGGACCTCCAGGCGTTGGTTCAGGTTTAGGTAACTCCATAATAACTACTCAAGGTGCGGTATCAGCAGGTAAGGCATGTATTAAGATTGAGTGGAATTCAGACGGCTATTGGTCGGTACTAGATACGCAAGGCGGAATCGTTAGCGTAACATAAGAGGTTATACCATGCGATTGAGTAAATTTTTCTTGAGCTTTTTGCTCATTTCCTTTGTACCTTTAACCGGTTTTGCCCAATACATTTACGATGACTACGCACGGGTTTCAGTCCCTAATGTTTTCGCGGCGGATAATTCTTTTGGCGGCGATCTTACGGTTGATACAAATGTTCTTTTTGTAGACTCTGTTAGCAATGAGGTGGGCATAGGAACGGTATCCCCTGATGCCACTTTGGATGTTGTAGGGGGCGCAACTTTACTACCCGGCCCTAGTGCAGTTTTACCGGATGGCAGTTTCTCAAACAGCCAGTGGATGATGTGGTTGGATGAGGGTAGCGACGAGTTTGAATTACGTGCTAGGAAATCCGACGGCACATACATATCCCAAACAGTTGGTAGTGGCGGGGGCGGTGGTGAAGCCAATACAGCTAGTAACGCGGGTTCAGGGATTAGTTTATTCTATCAAAAAGTTTTAGCTGATTTAGAATTCAATGGGATTAAAAGCGAGAATGGTTTACTGACAGTAAATTTGGACGGTGTTTCACATGATATTGAGTTTACGGTAAATGAGTCTTTAATTGACCATGATGCTCTTACAAATACTCATAATCTTACAACTGACATAGACCACGATACGGTTACAAATACTCATAATCTTACAACTGACATAGACCACGATGCCCTCACAAACTATGTTGCAAACGAGCATACAGACCACACAAGTGTAAGTATTGGTACGGTTGCTAACACATCAGGTTTAACAGGTGGCGGGGACATCACGGCAACAAGGAATTTGTCTGTAGATATAAATGGAACTACAGATCTTATAGGGCCAGATCCTTTAGATGAATTATTGTTAAATGATGTTTCAGATTCGAACACTTTGAAAAAAGCTGATCTTGCTTCGGTTCTGATACAAGCAGATCACAATACAATTGTTAATAATCATAATCTTACAACTGACATAGACCATGATGCTCTTACAAATACCCACAACTTAACGACAGATATAGATCACGATAGTCTTACGAACACTCACGATTTAACGACAGATATAAATCACAATACTATTCTCAACAATCACAATCTAACGACAGACATTGACCATGATGCTCTTACAAACTATGTTGCAAACGAGCATACAGACCACACAAGTGTAAGTATTGGTACGGTTGCTAACACATCAGGTTTAACAGGTGGCGGGGACATCACGGCAACAAGGAATTTGTCTGTAGATATACCGGGCACCACCGCAGAAACCTCTATCACTGATGATGATGAAGTTTTAGTATATGATACTGGGGTTGGCCTAAGGAGTATGACCTTTGCCAATTTCACTAGTGGAATAACATCTACGGACGCAGACGCCATACACGACAATGTCGCTTCTGAAATTTCCGCTGTGGCGTTAAAAGCAACCCCCGCAAGTGGTGACTTTATTTTAGTAGAAGATAGTGAAGACTCCAATAATAAGAAAAGAATTACGATAGGAACATTACCCACAGGTGGCGGTGGCGAAGCGAACACGGCGAGTAATGCGGGTTCTGGAATCAGTTTGTTTTACCAGAAAAACGGAATTGATTTAGAGTTTAATGGCATCAAAAGCGAAAATTCTTTACTGACTGCTTTTTTAGATGTGGTCACACATGACATTGAGTTGACATTAAACGAGTCTCTTATTGATCATGACAACTTGACGAACACGCACAATCTGACTACTGATATTGATCACAATCAGCTTACTAACACCCACAATTTGACAACCAGTATTGACCACAACTCAATTACAAATACGCACAATTTAACGACAGACATTGACCATGATGCTCTTACAAACTATGTTGCGGACGAACATATTGATTGGACAACGGACCAAAGCGCCACTAACACAATTGATTTAGACAATATCGAAATAGCCTACATAGGCACCCCTACTTACGATGATATAGGGGACGCTTACAATCTGTTTGGGAGCGCTGGTTTAAACTCCGGTGGGGCAATAACTGATGCTGGCGGTGCGACTATTGATGTTGCTGCTGGCACAGCTTTTTTACGTTCGTCGGATTCGCCCGTAGCCCAACTATACAGTTTTAATTTTAGCGCGGCCTTGGGTCAAGCGATACCAAGCGACACAGTTCGCTATGTGGGCGTGGAGTACAACGCAGGATCCCCGCAAGTTGTTATAAGTACGACAAATGATTTTAACGAACGTGACGAGTTTGCACTAGGTACCGTAGTCAATGAAAGCGGTACTTTGCATGTTGTTAATAACCCTCAAATGTTCGCCGATTCCGTTGCGGACATCATACACAGATTTTACGATACTGATCGATTTGCGTATGCCAAGCGCATAGGAGGTTTGGTTGTTGGTGAGACGGGCACAAGAAACCTTACTTTAACGGCGGGCGAGTTATACGATAGGACCAATGAGTTTGAAATAACGGCTAAGGATACGAGCGCTGCAGATACTTTTGATAGTTATTATGGACTGACTAAACAAGGCACAGGGATAACTCAATGGGATAATGCCAACTATAACAACGCCGGTACGCTTACAGCGATACCAAACAATCAATGGGCAAATCAATTTGTTTTTTTGGAGGCCGATGATTCGTTAGTTTTAGTTTACGGTACGAGTACATACTCAAATTCAGCCACAGCACAAAATGAAGGATTACCACCAACTTTACCGGACAGGTTATTAACTCATGGTATCGCCATAGCACAGATGACATTTCAAGAAGGGGCCAGTTCAGCGGCGGCGATCAAAAATTTACTTATAGATCCCACTACAGGTTCGTTGGCATCTACGCACAACAATTTGTCGGGTTTGCAAGGTGGTACCACAGCGGAGTACTACCATTTAACATCATCCGAACATACCGAGCTTTCAACCTGGCTCGATGATGTGATTCTAAGTGATGGCGGTTCTGTAAATTTGGGAACGGGAGTTATTACAGCGAGTGGTGCGAACATCGACGGTACCGCAACGTACAACACTAGCGAGGCCGACGTTGATTTTAGAATAGCTTCGGACACATTGACAAATGCATTTTATTTGCAAGGTTCTGATGGTTATGTTGGCTTTAATACCAGCACACCGAACGCAACGATAGACGCAGAAGGAAACGGCGCTCTACTGCCAGCACCTAATGCAGCTTTGGCGGATGGTTCTTTTGCTGTTAGTCAATATTTGTTTTGGGTCGACGAAGTTAACGACGAAGTAGAATTTAAGGCGCGTGAATCGGGCGGTGGTTACATCAATCAGACTTTAGTGAGTACAACTGGTACTCAAACACTCACTAACAAAAGCATCGTTGCAACGCAGATAAACAGCGGTACTTTGCCGGACGCACGGATTCAAGCGAGCGGTGTAACGCAACATGAGAATTCAATTACATCGTTGGGAACATTGGATAATCTTGTTGTAACAGTTGCGGATACTGAAAACCAAACTGGTATTGTAATCAATCAGAACGATGTGACAAATGATCCAATAGGTTTGAACGTCGTCAACACAGGCGACGGAAATTCGCTACAAATAAATACGGATGATTTTGTTGTTGACAGCATCGGAAATGTTGATGTAGCCGGAAAACTAACGCCTCTTTATCTTACATCTTCAGACGAATATGATAATGGAAGTTGTTCAACTTCAGATACGATTGATTTTGCAAACGGAAACAATCAGTACATCACTTTAACGGGCGCTTGTACTTTAACGATAACAATACCAACAGGTGGTGAGCCTTCCAAAATGACTTTAAGAGTCATTCAGGGCGGTACAGGCAGTTACGAATTCACATACGCTGCGTCTGTTCGTTTCGCGGGCGGCGTGGCTCCCACACTAACAGATGCGGTGGGCGCAGAAGACTTGTTAGTTGTTGGTTCGACTGGGACTTTTGCTTATGTTGCGATGACTTTAGCGGATGTGAAAGTAGCACCATAGGAGTAAAGTATGTTTAGACTTACAAAAGCTCTTTTAATTTTTGCGGTTTTAACTTTTTCGGTTCCTGCTTTTGCGGCAACTATTTTTTGTGACCCAAGCGCAACTGGAAATGATGATGGTACAAGTTGGGAAGACGCGTACGACGATTTACAAGTTGCTGTTGACGCGGGGGGAAGTGGTGACGAAGTTTGGGTTAAATCCCGTACTATCACAGTTTCCACGACAATAACTTTTGACAACACAAACGTCATTTCCGTAATTGGGAGTTTCAGTAACGCCTTAACAGGGACGAACGGTAGTGTAGCAGGCCGTGATTTGTCAGGTGGGCCAACAACGGTTTTAGATGGTCAAAATACTACTAGGGTGGCCAACTCTAGTAACACAGTCACCTTGGATGGTATTAAATTTTTTGACGGCAACGCAACTACAGGTGCCAACCTGTTAGTTGACGGCACTGGGAACACCACTACAATTAAAAATTGTGTTTTTGATTCTGGTTACACTACATCAGGCTCATCCGGTGGCGGTGGTATTTCGCTCATCTCACTTGAAACCATCATTATGGAAGATTCGATTGTTTCCAATAACGAATCATCGGCTTTTAATGGCGGTGGCGTGTATATAAACGCAGGAAATTTTACTGCGACAGATTCTGAGTTTACAGGCAATACCGCCGATACTGTTGGTGGCGCTTTTTATGTAGGTACAACGGGTTCAACTGTTGTACTGACTGATTGCTTGGTCGATGACAATACGGCATCAACTGGCGGTGGCGGTTTTCAAATAGCCGGTGGCGACAACGATCACGTTTTTACTCGTGTTAAGTTCACAAATAATGACGGTGCATACGGTGCGATTAGTAGTGTACGCGGTTTCAAAGCAATCAATTGTTTGTTTGCGGGCAACTCAGCCACGGCGGACGGTGGCGCAATTCGTTTATCAGGTGGAAGTGCGGACGCGGAATTAACAAACTGTACGATAGCTGACAACACTTGTGACACAGCGTCCAGGGGCGGCGGTATATTCGGGCAGTTTAGCGCTTCTGTGGTTTCCACAAATACAATACATTGGAACAATCTAGCAAACGGTGTTTCAAACGAAATACAAAACAGCGGCACAAACACGGTCACATATTGTGATGTGGAGGGTGGTTTTACGGGAACGGGAAACGTAAACGACGATCCGGAGTTTCTTGGAACTGGAAACGACCCTTACGACCTCGGTGCAACAAGTGATTGCGTGGGCGGTGCTAATGAAAGCGCGACAGATTACCCAAGCACAGATATTTTGGGTCGGTCCAGGGTCGACGATGCGGATATCGGAGCGTATGAGTTGCAAGGCGAACCCCCCGAATTTAACGACGCAGTGCGGCTTTTAATGCTACCAATTTAATATTTGAAGTTTTTAAGCCGATAGGATACAACAGAATAAAGGACTATTTTTATGTGGCTATTAGAATCTACAGTTAAAAAAGCAATTGAAGACGCGTTAGTGTCGAATTTCAATTTATCAGCAGAGCAGAAAGATAGTCTTGTTGCATCTGGTGCAGTGGGACAGGAAATGTCCGTACAAGGACAAACCGCAGTCATACCCATAAGGGGTGTTCTAACACAAGAGCGTGACTGGCTGGCTGCATGGTTTGGTGGTGGTAACACTCTTTATTCAGACATTGCGGGTGGTATTGCAGAAGCGAATCAAGATGCAAGAGTAAAAGACATTGTACTAGATGTAAGTACAAGCCCTGGTGGTAGTGTTTCAGGCCTCTATCCTATGATGGACGCAATTGAAAATTCAGAAAAGCCGATTTGTACAAGTGTTAGAGATTCCGCAGCTTCCGCAACTTTTATGGCCATTAGTCAAACGTCTGAAATAGTAGCTGAGCATAAAGGTGTACGAGTGGGTGGCGTAGGCGTTGTGGTGTCACACAATGTCAATGAGAACGTCAAAGAAATTGCAAGTGAAAAAGCGCCTTTGAAAAGGCCTGATGTATCAACCCCTGAGGGTGTTAAAGCAGTTCAAGGACATCTTAATGATGTACATGCTTTGTATGTAGGTAGGGTTGCAAAGGGTCGTGGGACCACAGTAGCAAAAGTTAATTCCGATTTTGGACGCGGCGGTATGATGCTTGCAGAAGACGCGCTAAAAAATGGGATGATTGATAAAATTGGAAGTATTAAAACAAAGACCGCCGTGAACACAAAAGGCGGAAAACAGGAGGCAAGGCACATGGATGTAAATCAACTTCGTGCTGAGCACCCCGAGGTTTACGCAGCGGCGGTGCAAAAAGGCATAGACCAAGAGAGGGATCGGGTTGGCGCCCATCTCACTTTTGGTGAGAAAACGGGAGCCATGGAGATTGCGGTTAAGGCAGTCAAAGATGGTCAAGGTATGACAGCAACATTGCAAGCTGAATATCTGACTGAAGGGCTCAAACTTAAAGACATTGGCGCCCGTGACGCTGACAACCCAGACGTTGGAACAACCCCAGCCCCTAAAGATGACAAAGTCAACAAGGGGGAACAGGTAGCAATGTTGGTTGGTGAGATGTTGGGCTTAGACCCTGATGAGGGGGGTGCCAAGTGAGCAACCTTACGATCACAAACAACGACATGGGCGGAGTAGTCTACGAAGCCGGGGACTATTCCGACGAAACGTACACTGCAGCTGGTGCTGGAACTACTCCAGCGGGAACCATTTTAGCTAGGATTACAGCCACCGGAAAGGTGGTTGATTATGATCCAGCGGGTGCAGCTGGTGCAGAAATACCTAAATTAGTTCTTACTTACCCTGTAGTGGCAGCAGGGGCAGGGGATATTGCTATTCGCGCTTTGAAGAGTGGCAAGGTTGTTCAAGAAGACCTTATCGTTACTGGCGTGGGTGACCCTACAGTAGCAGAACTAGATCAACTTCGAGATTTCACACTAATCTCCAAAACCGTTCAAGAATTAAATATTCTGGACAATCAATAGGGGGATATTGTGGACACAGCTACATCAAAAATGATCAGAATGTATCTGCAGCAAGCGCAGACACAACTCTTCCTTTCCTCAAAATTCCAAGCTCCGCCTGAAAATTTCTATAAGTCTGAGTACGTAGGAATTGACATTGAGCGAAGTGACGAGGACATTGCGATAGCAATTCAAGATATGTCTGCGGGTTATCGTGATAACTCCGGGGACATCTACACAAACAAGCGTTTTAAAGCACCCGTTTTCAAGGAAAAACTTGCATTGAATGCATTTGATCTTATGAACAGAGTGCCAGGAAAACACACTTATGAAGATCCTGAATTCCAAGCAACGGCTATTGCTCAATCCTACAAAGGCTTTAGAAAGATTGAGAACAAAATTAGGCGTGCTATTGAATTGCAGGCGTCTCAAATTCTGCAAACCGGTACAGTGTCTTTGACAAATGCTGCGGGTGACGTGTTGTACACGATTGACTACAAACCAAAGGCTACCCACTTCCCTACAGCGGGTACTGCATGGAACGCAGTGGGTGCAACTATTACGGATGACATTCTAGCCTTGGCAGAAGTGAACCGCGACGATGGCTTGATGGACTCGGATGAAATTCTGATGGGTCAAGGTTCGTACGAGGTGGCTATTCAGGATACAACTTTTCTAGCACGTTTTGACAACCGCAGAGTTTCTAACGGTTCTTTGACAGAGTTCACACCTAGAAACGATGGTTCTTACTATCGTGGTCGCATCACTATCGGAAACTATGGGTTTGATGTATTTACCTACAATGGCAGATATAAAGACCCAGCAACGGGAGCAAAAATTAAGTATCTTGCAGACGATAAAGTAGTTGTCAGATCCTCTATGGGTCGCCTTGACGCTACCTTTGGCGCAATACCTAAGTTCGCTCCTATGGACGCCGCAGTACTGCCCTTCTTACCCGGTAGGGTATCAGGCAGTAACATTGACTTGCATATGAACGCCTGGTTCTCTGATGACAGAGAGCAGTTCTTTGCAGGGCTTGGCGCTCGTCCGTTGTTGATTCCTACTGCCATTGATACCTACGGGTGTTTAGACACAGGAATCTAGAACTTTAAGTTAGCCGGGTTCACGCCCGGCTTGCTTCTTTTCGTAAAACAAAATTGTTTTTAGAGGGGTAGGAATAAAATGGGTAAAAAAGATACGGAAGTAATACTAGGTCCAAAAGAGACCAAAAAACCTAATAAGGTTAAAAGGCCTCCTTACTATGTCTCTGAGGGTGTTGCTATAACCAGTAAAAAAGGCATTCTAGGACCGGGTAAAGAGGTTAAAGCTGAGTATTTCCCGAACGGTGAAAAGACTCTCAAGGAACTTGTTGAAAAAGAACTTGTGGAGAAAAACTAAACGATGGGTTTACGTAGTGAAGCAGAAGAGGATCTAGCTGAAATTCTCGAAGAAGAAGAGGATTTCGGTTGGACCATCTCATTAACCGATCCCGATGGTTTGAATAGCTCTTTTGTAGGATATTCAAACGACATAGGGCAAGTCATCAATGTTGACACAGGTATGGTCGTTAGTGGTCGTACCGCTTCTGTGACACTACGTATCTCAACCCTCATTACGGCGGGTTTCTCCATGCCGCAAGCGATTGAAGATTCGACAAAAAAACCTTGGTTAGTTTCATTCGACGACATCAACGGAGTCACTTACACTTTTAAAATATCAAGCTCACAGCCTGATAGGGCGTTGGGAGTTGTTTTTTGTGAATTGGAGTTGTACCAACCATGATAACCCAACTCATAGACAAACAGGATACTTTTGAAATTGTGCGTGATAAAGTTGCTTTAATTCTGGCTAATGAAGTCGCGAGTCAAATGGCGTTGGCAGTGGGAGAGGGTAAAGACCCTGCTTTGTGGGACCTTAGAATTTACACAGAGCGTGCAAATAACTGGGAACAGTGGTTAAACTCCACATCAGATCAGGCACCCATTGTAAATATTTGGTATGAAACTTCTAATTTTGACGCGCCAGCTAGTAATATTTCAGAGCGTCAAAAAGCGGATGCGGTATTCAATATTGATTGTTATGGGTTTGGTATTAGTGCGGATGTTGCGGGTGGTGGGCACAGCCCAGGTGATAAGGCCGCCGCCTCAAATGCACAAAGGGCCAACCGTTTAGTTAGAAACATTTTGATGAGCGCGGAATACGCCTTCTTAGGTTTGAGAAAGACGGTCTGGAGTAGATGGATCCCATCTATCACGATGTTTCAACCTGAGATTGGTGGTAATCCCATTCAACAGATTATGGGGTCTCGTTTAGTATTAAGTGTTGCTTTTAATGAGTATTCACCACAGTATGAACCGGAAACGCTCGAAGAGGTTCATATTGATATTAAGAGAAAAGAAGACGGGCAAGTTATAGCCGAAGTAGAATTCGACTATACCACATAGGAGTATAAAAATGACAATTAGCACAGCTATAGACCAATCAGCGATAGCTAGGGTTGTTGGCATAAAAACAACGTATGTCAATCTAAGCGGTGCGGCTACGGTATTCTTGCCCATGCGAATTGCGGTTATTGGTCAAGGATCCACAGCGTCTACATACAGCTTAGATAAAGTACAAGTTTTGTCAGCACAACAAGCGGGTTCCACATTTGGTTTTGGTTCGCCAATCCATTTGGCTTGCCTACAGCTATTGCCACCTAACGGGGACGGGGTGGGCACTGTACCAGTTACCGTTTATCCGTTAGAAGATGCAGCAACGGGTGTGGCGGCAACGGGGACCATTACACCCGCAGGTTTACCAGCGGTTGAGAGTGGTTCATACAAAGTTGTTATAAACAACATTGAGTCGGAATCATTCGTCGTAGTGGTAGCTGACACAGTGGCGACACTTACAGCCAAAATGACAACCGCGATTAATGCAGTTCCTGAAATGCCTGTTATTGCAGTGGACGGTACCACAGTGGTTAACCTTACTTCGAAATGGGCAGGCGTTAGCGCGAACGACATTTATGCAGAAGTTACAGGCGATACTGTGACAGGTGCTACTTTTGCGATAGTTCAGTTGTCAGGTGGTTTAGTAGACCCGGAGACAGCCGAAGTGGAAGACGCACTTGCACAGGTTGGCAATGTTTGGGAAAATCTTTTCCTGAATTGTTTCAATGTTTCCAACACAACCATTATGGATACGTTGGTGACATTTGCCGAAGGTAAATGGGGTGCTTTGAACCATCAACCTCTGATGGCCTTCTATGGTAATTCTGAGGCAACTGTGGCAACTGCAATTGCTACACCAGACTCAAGAAAAACGGATAGGACAAATTGTCAATTGGTGGCACCTGGGTCTAACGATCTTCCCCTAGTTATCGCTGCACGACAGTTGGCTAGAATCGCCCCAATTGCGAACAACAACCCCCCTCAAGATTATGCAGGGCAACAGGCAACGGGATTGACCCCCGGTCTTGATAGTGTTCAATGGGATTATTTGTCTAGGGACACTGTAGTTAAAGGTGGTAGTTCAACGGTAGAAATTAGCGACGGTGTTGTTGAAATGTCTGACACTGTTACTTTCTACCATCCAACAGGTGAGTCAAACCCGCCGTATCGTTTCGTCAACGACCAAATAAAAGTGTGGAATGTTATTTTTAACGCCCATCTTATTTTTGCTGCGGACGAATGGAAAGGCGCACCTTTAATTCCCGATGATCAACCAACTGCAAATAGAACGGCTAAAAAGCCTAAACATGCTAAAGCGGCTATTGCACAAATGATTGATAATTTAGCTTTGGATTCTATTCTTAGCGATCCTAAAACGGCTAAAGAGTCAATACAAGCAGGTATCAGCACAACCAACCCTAGACGGTTGGACATTGCTTTTACGGTTCAAATTGCGGGTAATACCGGAATTATTTCTATTGACTTTAACTGGGGCTTTTACTTCGGTACCGCCCAAGCAGTAGCATAAAAGGAGACAGTCATGGGAGCAACAGGTGGTAGCCCAATAGCAGTATCCATGAACGGTAGAGAATTCCCCGCGTCCGCAGATGCCGAAGGGCAACGGAAATTAGGCGGATGGGAAAACGAAATTGAGGCCAATGGAGATGGCACGGCCCGGATAGTTAAAACGAGAGTTCCTTGGATGCTCACGGGAATAACTATCGAGATAGACGATGACAGAGGGGATCATGAGTTCGTACAAGATTTGGCAGATACTAAAGCGTATTTCCCATTTACTGTAGAGCTAGCTTCAGGCAAAGTTTACCAAGGCACGGGTCAAGTCACGGGTGAGATCAATTTCAATACTAAAAACTCAACCGCTGGTTTGGCATTCGGTGGCCAAAACAAGTTAACACCACAGTAAAAAACCGGGGGCTAATTGTGCGCTGACGGGGCACGCCCCCTATCCCCATCGCGAAAAGTCAGCGCACCTTTATTTTCTAATAGGGAGCGATGACATGACAGACGAAACAAGAAACAAAATTGACGACAAAGAAACGGCACAAGCTGAATTCGAGCGGTTCGCAGAAGCGATGCGCATTGATTTGGACATTGAAGACTTAGACGAAAATGATGTGAGGGATCTTAGAATTGATCAGAGGGTTGTGATTAAATCCATTATGGAAGGTCGTATTGTTATTGATGAACAGGGGATAGCTACTTTTTTCCCGGAAGGTTGTGACTCTGTGACTTTTCGTAAAGCAAAAACCACTGCCATCATTGCAACAGACAAAAAGAAACAAACGGCTAAAATGGCGCAAACTCTTGCGATACTTGCGGACTTGACCGGGAAGCCTTCGACCATATTCCACAAGTGGGATCATGCGGACTTTAAGATAGCGTCTTCAGTGATGAATCTTTTTTTAGTCTGACAAGGGCGGTATTAGTTCGTGACGGGGAAGATTGCAAACTTCCCGGCATGGAAAATACAGCCCCGGTCGTTTATAGGGAGATGATTTTTCAAATTTGTCGTGATTATTCTGGACTACCAGACGTAAGAACGCTTAACATAGATGAGATAGAATTTTTTTATGACGGCCTAAGGCCAGAATTACAAAGGAACACGAAGCCCAATGCCAGCTGACAGAAGATTTAGAATTGATGCGATTTTTAGGGGTATTGACCGTGTGTCTCGCCCTATTAATCGCATGCAAGCCAGGATTGGAAGGTTTACCCGTGCAGCTGTGCGTGGGCTTCGTAATGTTGATCGTGTTACCGGGAGAATAGCAAGAGCTATTGGAACAGGTTTGAGGCGTGCCCTCATGGCTGCTACGGTGGCACTTGTCGCATTTAGGGCAATCATAAATAGGACAGTTGACGACCTAGATGAACTGGCGAAACAATCAAAACGGTTGGATTTCCCCATTGAAGAATTGCAACAGTGGACTTTTGCAGCTGAACAGGCAGGCATTAATTCAGAGACCTTTAGTAAGTCGATGGACAAGTTTACGAAAACTTTAGGTGAGGCGAAAAGCGGATATGGAACCATGTCCGAGAATCTTAAGAAGACGAACCCGGAGTTATTGAAGCAGCTTAAGAATACTGAGAATGTTGCGGATGCATTGGACCTATACATAGGCGCTATGCGGGATTCAAAAAGTGCAGCTGAAAAAGCTGCGCTCGGTGCAACCGCGTTTGGACGTTCAGGGGTCAAGCTAGTTAACCTAGCCAACTTAACCGAAACTGAATTAGCCAAATTAAAGAAGGAAATGCTTGCAAACGGTGTTGCCACTTTAGAACAGGCAGAAGCAGCTGAGAAGTATAATGATACTGTCAACAGCATGAAATTAGCGCTCGGTGGGTTCATGCGCTCGGTGTTAATGCCAATCATCCCGATGCTTACAAAGGCAGCTGAAAAAATCCGTGAGTGGGTCATAAACAATCGTGAGTTGGTGGCTGGTAAACTCTTGGAGTGGGGCCGTAAAATAGCTGAGAATTGGGATCGTATAGCTTATCACGCTGAGAAGTTGGCAACCGCCGTGGGCGTATTCATGGCGATTGCGGGTGCTGTAAAAGTGCTCACAGGTGTTGTGACAGCCTTGAATGTAGTGCTGGCGATGAATCCTTTGTTTTTGGTTCTTGGACTTTTGGCAGCGGGTGTTATTCTGGTGATAACATACTGGGATGAACTTAAAGAGCATTTCACGGCGGCTTTTGCTGTCATGGATGAAGACATTACAAGTTTTAAAAATAAGTTTATCAACACTTGGAAAAGCGTTAAAAATTTCTTCATAGATATGTGGAACGGCATAACTGAAGTTTTTGAAGATGCTGTAAACTATTTAATTCAAAATGGCCCCATTAGTTGGATTGTTGCGGCGGTTGCTCATGTGATGGAGAATTGGGATACGACAGTTGCATTATATCAAGGCATTTGGGATAGTATCGTAGGCGTGTTTGATTCTGCAGTAAACTATTTACTAGAGACAGGTCCCGTTAAAAAGCTCATTAAAGCAGTTCAATGGATTCGAGATATTTGGAACGCAACCCCCGGTTTCTTTGGTGAGATATGGGTAGGAATTATTGATAATTTTTCCAGGGGATTGGCGATACTTAAAAATAAACTAGCACCTCTCATTGGGTGGGTTAAGGCAGGTTGGACAGCGATAAGCGGATTTTTCAAAGGAATCTGGGACGGCATTGTGAGCCAATTTACAAGAGGCGTCGCATTACTTAAAAAAACTTTCGCTCCGCTGTTCGCTTTCTTTAAGGGCGTTAAGCAACAAAAAGATGCATTAGTTGCACGGCAAATTGGGGAAGTTGACTTTGGAAGGACCGAAAAAGAAGTTATCGAGGGCGAAGGTTTATTCGATGAAGGAAAGCCAGAACCACAGGTACAATCATTTGAAGAGCGAATAGCTAGGAAGATAGTTGAGAATAGGGAATCTTCAAAAGCGGAAATCACTATTAAAGATGAGACGGGGAAAGCCGAAGTTACCAAAGGTAGCTTGAGTGACGACGTCTCCTTAGAACCAAGTGGGGCTTTTTAAATGGGCTTTGTAGAAGATCTAAAACTTGCGATAGGTATCAAGGATGAAATTGATGAGGGTCCAAATTGGGAACGTCGTTTAGCCGAAGCTGCGTACACTTCGCCATCGGGAAATAGACTCACTTTTTATTATGAGGATGTAAAAACAAGTTTTGAGAAAAAGACAGCTGCGTTTGACTTTCCAGATGCAGATGGAACCTATGTGCAAGATAATGGTTTGAAGGGTAGGAAATTTCCTTTACGTTTAATTTTCTGGGGTAAAGACCATGATACGATTGCTAAGGGTTTTGAATCTTTACTGAGGGAAACAGGGCGTGGCGTACTAGAACACCCTATGTATGGGACACATGATGTGGTCCCTTTTGGGACTATTTCACGGCGAGATGATTTAAAAAGGGCCGCAAATCAAACAGTAATTGAGTGCACTTTCTGGGCATCTATTGCTTTGATCTACCCCTCCAGTCAAACAGATGCCAAGGGAGATGTTAACGGGGCGGTTGATGACTTCAATGCGGCGGCGGCGGCTCAATTTGACCAACAGATGTCATTTGAAACGCCCCTTGAGGAAAAATCTTTCTTAGATGAGATGAAGGCCTTGAGGGATAAAGCAAATAATGTTCTGGAGGTTTTGACCGAAGGACAACAAGATTTACAAGCAGCTGTCAACGACGCAAAGAATGCCGTCAACGCCATAACGGACCCAGTGAATCAACTTGAAGCGTTGGCCACTGCTACGCAAAGCATGCTTCAATTACCTGGCACCGGTTCAGGCTCAGCCAGTACAAAGCTAGATTCCTATGGTTCTCTCACGGATGAAGTGACGGGGCAATTGGTGCCCAATGCAAACAGTTTCCATACGAAAGATATAAATGCATCAACGTATATAGCTGGGTCGGTCTTGTCAGTGGTTAATAGCGACTTTGCCACGCAGTCTGATGCCATCGGGGCCGCTACAGTTGTTGCCGCTCAAATGGACGTTTTAGCAGAATGGCGAGAAAATAATTACGCTACTTTGGCGGGGGGTCAAGATGATTTGCCAACAGTTGCGGGTGTGGATATGGGCGGGGCATATGCAGGCATTCAAAACGCAGTCGCTCTTTGCATTAGCTATTTGGTTGAAATATCTTTTACCTTAAACCAAGAACGTATTTTAGTTTTAGATAGGCCTCGAAACATAGTTGAATTAGCAGCAGAAATCTATGGAGACGTAGATAGCCAGTTAGATTTTTTAATAACCTCAAATAACTTGACGGGCTCGGAAATTTTAGAACTACCGAAAGGGAAAAGTATTGCCTACTACGTCTAAAGATGTTGTTACGTTGAATGTAGATGGAACCGTTTTCAAGTTTTGGGAAACCATCTCGTTCAAAAGGTCTTTAGATACGGTTGACACTTTAAGTTTTACAACGCCCTTTGAGTACGAAAATAAGGCATTCAGGGATACTTTCGAGCCTTTATCATTCAAGCCGCTTGAGGTATTGGTTGACGATGTCCTTTTGTTTAAAGGGACTATGTTAAAAGTAGCCCCTCAAGCATCAAGCGAACGTAAAACGGCAACTATAAACGGGTATGCACTGCCCGGTGTATTAAGTGATTGTACTGTAGCGCCCGATCTTTTCCCACTTGAGTTTAATAATATGGATTTGATGGGAATAACAGACACTCTGATTAGTCCTTTTAACTTAGTTTCGGAATTCCAGTCTAGTACAGGTGCAGCATTCAAAAGAGTTGCAATTAAACCTACTGAAAAAATAATGCCTTTTTTAGTTAAATTGGCACAACAAAGAAATTTCATTATCTCCAATACGACTGATGGGGCCTTACTTTTTTGGAACATAATAACACCAGGCGCGCCTGTGGCTAGATTGAAGCAAGGTGAATCCCCTTTAATAAGTGCCAGGGACAATACGAACCCCCAAGAGTATTACGCTTCAATAACAGGTTTTAAGCCCGTCAAAGTTGGGTCTAGTGGGGGGTCGCAATATACGCTAGAGAATACTTTTCTGCAAAATGTTGTGAGACCTTTTAACTTTGAAGTTAATGACGCCAGGGGACCGGACGCCAAAATAGCCACCGAAGCGAAAATGGGACGTATGTTTGGGAACGCTATAAACTATAGTATTTCTGTTTCCACATGGCGTGACCCATCAGGCAACTTATGGGAACCCAATACGACCTTAAAACTGACAGCCCCCGAAGCATTGGTTTACAATGAAACGGAATTTTTAATTAAGTCAGTGTCATTTAGTAGAACCCCCGAAACAAAAATTGCAAATATGGAATTGGTTTTAACTGGGTCATACACAAACGAAATACCTGAGGTTTTACCATGGGCATGATAGCCACAGTTTTATCCACAGAAACTACAGAAGTGGAAGAGGCCAAGGTCACGGAAGTAATAGTGAACACAGGTGGTGGCGTTAATTTAACAGGTTCCAATTTTCAGGGAAATGGAGTGGACGCCCCACCACTTGCGGGTGACTATGCGGTTGCTGTGAAGACTCAGGGAAATGGTGAGATAGTTATCGTAGGGTATTTGGACCCTAACGATGCGGGTGTCGCTGGGCAAGGTGAGTGTAGGGTTTACTCTAGGAATGCCGACGGTGAAGTAAAAGCCGAAATATGGTTAAAAGCAGATGGCTCCGTTATGTTTATGAATGCCGACGGCCAATTTGAGCTAAAAGCAGATGGCCAGTTGGATGTCAATAACGGAAATTTAACGGTGGATCCATGAGTGTTTTGGTAATGACAAGTAACGGTACACTGGGTCATGGCCTAGGGTCCACTATTACGGGGGGCACTTTTACGATAATAACCACTCCTAAGACCAAAGGGAAAGTCAATGGTGCAGGTATTTTTTCCGGGACTCTCCAATATTCTTTTGCGGGTGGGAGTGCGCCCGGAATGGTAGCTGGGACCGTAGCAACCACAGCCCCACAGTCAATCAATCCTACCGCGGTAAAATCCCGTGTACAAGGTGATTTGGTTGTGCGTGAGGGTGACTCAGGTACCATGCAAGCCGAAGGGACATTAACGGGCGGTGGTGTTGGTCCTGTATCGGGGCCTGTAGAAGTCAATGACGCGGGTCAAAATGTATTGAGAGGTAAGTAGTGGACGTACGCATATATCACACAAATGACAATGGTGAGATAAATATAGTCAATGGTACCACTGAGTTAACGGGGGGTTTCGACAGTTTAATTTATCTGGCTTTATTTGGTGGTAATTCGGACGATCCGGGGGGTCAAGACACCACTTTGTCATGGTGGGGGAACCTACTTGAAAATGAGGAATCGAAACAATATCGGAGTAAAACACAATATTTATTACGAGGTCTCCCAGCTACCAGTGCAAACCTACAGAGGCTTAAGGTAGCAGTGGAGAAAGATTTGCAATTTCTATTAGACTTGAGCATAGCATCTTCAATTGATATTTCGGTTCGAATACCCGCATTGAACAAAATAGAAATTTCTGGTAGCGTTAAAGCTGAGGGAAATAAAACGGATTTCTTATTTGTAGAAAACTGGGAGTCAACGGTATGAGTCTTCAAACACCAACAATCCAGCAAGTAAATGACAGTATCATAGCGCAACTGGAAGCAGCCTTGAGTCAAACTATCCCTCTCTTACCAAAGGCTTTTAATAGAGTTTTGGCAAAAGTTTTGGCAGCTGTTTTCATAATAGTTTATAAGTATGCTGGTTTTATATTCCTTCAATTGTTCGTTAAAACCGCTTCAATTAGGGAAACCATTATAAACGGTAGAGTCGTAAAACCCTTGGTTGAGTGGGGTGTTTTAATTGGCATAGGTGAGCCTGATGAAGCGGTGGCTGCTCGATATGTTATGAGGGTTCAGCCTTTGCAGACAGGGGGTACTCTCCCAGCTGGCACTCAGGTAATGAACGACGCCAATCAAGTCATATACATCACTGAGCAAGACGAGCTTGTGACAGGTCTATTTTTCAATGTGGATATTGTAGCGTCTTCTGATCCCTCAGGTGGAGGGGGCGCCGGGTCCGTTGGCACATTAAACGTTGGTGATACAGTTTCCTTCATTGACCCTTTGGGGTATGTTAAAAGAGACTGTACGATAACAGGTGAGTATAACCCTGGGATAGATGCGGAGACAGAAGAAGCGTATAGGCAAAGGGTTACGGATAGATTCGCTAAATTACCGCAAGGTGGCGCATATGCAGACTATGAACAATGGGGTGAAGGTGCCGCTGGAATCATAAATATATACCCCTACACTGGACTACCTGGGATAGTGGATGTGTATGCAGAAGCGGATACAACCATTGACCCCGATGGGATTCCAACAGCCTCACAGCTTCAAGAGGTAGAAGACCTTATTGAGTTGGATGTTTTAGGTTTGGCTACTCGTAGGCCTGCAAACTCTTTCACTAATGTTCTTCCAATTACCCGAACCGAATTTACAGTTACGATAAGTGGATTAACTCCTAATACTACTGAGAATCAAGATTTTATAGAAGAGAATGTACAAGCCCATTTTTTAACCAGGGCACCTTTTATTACAGGTCTTTCTTTGCCACCTAAAGCTGATACAGTTTCTCCAAGTGCAGTTGCGGGGTCTGCAGCTAATGCAGCCGAATCTGTGGGTGCAACATTTCTAACGATAGTCGTAGAAGTGGGGGGTTCACCTTTAGAGATACCCTATGTACTGGGAGAGGGTGAAAAAGCCAAAGGGACGGTGCTTTTCGCATGAGTTTATTTTTTAGAATTTATCAGCACCTATTACCCCGCGCTAAAGCTTGGCGGATGGTTATTGATAAAACCCTACGGAATTTCTTTGAAGGTTTAACGGGGCTCCCATCAGATACAAGAGATTTCGTTGATGGTGTTTGGGAAGATATGTTCCCGCAAACAACCCGTGAGTTGGTTGCTTGGGAACAACAATTTCATTTACCTAATAACGCCCAAACTGAGCAAGTTCGTAGGGATAGGTTAGAAGCTGCGTGGAAGGCCTTAGGGGGCCAAAGTCCAGGGTACATTCAAGGAATATTACAAGCAGCTGGATTTGACGTGTACATACATGAATGGTGGGAGCCAGGGAGTAACCCCCCTATAGCTAGGAACCCTAATTTTTATTTATTTGGAGTGCCTCACATGTGTGGCGATACGGATGCGGAGTGTGGTGAACCAGATATGGAATGTGGTTTGGCAACTGATGCGGTGGGTTACCATTTAGTAAACAAATTGTTATTTGCTGAATACGATTATATCTATCGGTGCGGTGAGCCTTTCGCGGAGTGTGGCGAGCCAGGTATGGAATGTGGCGAGAATAATGGTGTTATTTTTACGCAAAAGCCTTATCCAGTACCGCAATATGTGGATGAGGTCTTAAGGGCACAACCTGAGATTTCAAACGGTTCGCAATACTGGCCCAATTTTTTATATTTTGGAGGCCAAACTTTTGGAACTACTGCACAGGTACCTTTGTCTAGAAAAGATGAATTTGAAGATTTATGTTTAAAAATTTGCCCTACGCAAGACTGGCTTGTGTTATTGATAGAATATACCGATAGTGGTAATAATTGGGCACAAGGTGATAACTGGGCTGAGGGCCACAACTGGGCGCAATAGGTGAACTATGACGACAACAACCAATAGAGGATATATTATACCGGACCCGGGCGATCCCCCAGCCACGTACGGCACTAAATGGGCTACCCTAGTTACTGCCCAAGACGTAGATATTCAAAATGCATTAGACAATGGGTACCCGTTAGATTCAATTGTTATCGTTCAACACGGCGACAATGATGTTGCCAACGGTACCAATTTACTCGATGCTTATACAGCTGCGAAGGCTTTAACTCCTGGAGGGTTACCGCTGGGGGCGGACAATAGAGCGCTTTTGATAGTTCCCGCTGGGTCTTACGACCTTGACGGGCTTCAATTCCAAATAGATACTGATTTTATAGACATCCAAGGGCACGGTATTTGTCGTCGTATTGCGGGAAGTTCCCCAGGTCAAATGGACGCCAACTCAGTCAAACTACCCTCTACCCGAATATATGGAAGCGCACCTATCGTATTGGTAGGTGTAAGCGCGAATGACTTTAACGTTAAATCAATTTACATAGAGCAAAATTCTTTAGGCGACGCTGCGGTTGAGGTTTCGGAATCCACTGGGGCGCCGAGAAGTTCATGGATTGATTTTGCTTATAAGTTGGCTGATCTCTCACCAACAGCAGGTTTCAAACCTGTGTCACCTGCTACTAAATTGGCGGGGTACTTCGAGCATTGCCATTGCCATTGGGGCTTTTTATGGGGTGAGTTTGATGGCGTTATCAAGAATTCTTCAGCAGCGGATTACAGTATAGGGGCCTTGACCGACGCAAGCGGAGTTGGAACGTTCAACGGTATAGCAGAAGATTGCGCTTTTGCAGGTAACAGCGTCGGTTTTGGCGATGCAGGCGGAATAGTAGGTACCAGTGCAGTGATTAGACGTTGTACTGTGGATGTATACTGCTGTGGGGCCTCTGACAACACGGGTGCAGCAGCTTTCAACGGACTCGGTGAAGATATTATTGCATCTGAAGCTTGCTTCGGTCATGCCGAAGGCGGCGAGGGGTCCATTAGCGGGACTCTACGACGTTGCGTGAGCACCAATGTAAGGTCTTTTGCAGCTGGGGGGTCTTCAGGCTATGGCGTCATTAAAACGGGCGCTATAATTAAAGATTGCGAAGGCGACGATTATTGTTTTGCTTCTGAAGATGGGGGAAGTTCATCAAACTCAATTGAAACGGGCAGTTTGTTAGAAAACTGCAAGGGCGGGGCCAATTGTTTTGGGGGTACTGCGGGAAGCATACGAGGCAAGTTAATAAATTGTGAGACTACAAACGGTTTTGCAGGTCCTAACGGTACATTATCAACAGCGGAATTAGTCAATTGCAGAGAGCTAGAAAATGGTGTTGGTGAGGCTGATTCTCTAACAGTTTTTAGAAATTTCGAAAGTTTGTTTCGTAGGAATATAATGCCTAATTTTGCTGGAAAAATGTACGATTCTAAAATAAAAACCAGCCTGGATAGTTGTGTCGAAGTTAAAAACAGTAATGCACATTTTTATTATTGTATGTTCCATGCCGCTGGTAATTCACCGTTGGGTACCGATAGTGCTTATGACGTAGTATTAGTACATTGCACCTTCGACGGTGTGTTGGACGCTAATTTTACAAATCTAGTAAGCACACCATACAATGTAGATAGCTCGGCTATAGAGCTTTAGAAGGGAAGAACTATGAGTTTAAATCCATACGTACAATTTGCTGGTAAAGTAGCTGCTCCAGATCCCGCGTATCCTTGGGGCGGCGCTAGGGATGTCGCCGTGTCTGGAGATGGCACGGGGACCCCTTGGAAATCCCTTTTGCTTAGTGATATATGGGGGCTACAACAAAGGCTTTTACAAGAAGCTGGAATCACCCCTAATCAAGTGGCGGATAGTGCCGTAAGCTCTCAATACTATGACGCTATAAGACGTACCGCAGGTTTCCCCGGTTCAGTCCAAAAAGTATTTTACAACCAGGATCCCTCGCTTTTGGGAGTCCGTCAATTATTGTTGGATGGTTCAGGTGTTCTAGTTGCGAACTATCCCGACCTCGTGGCTAACACATATGTAGGAGATGCCAATAACGCAGCAGTAGCAGCAGCAGGCGGAGGCTTCTACAAGGCAGATGATGCAGCGGGAACTATCCCTAACACAGCGGGTGTCTATTTTATCCTTCCAGATACAAGGGGAAGTTTCCCCCGTGGTTTGGATACTGCAGGAGCCATTGACCCTGATGGTGCCTCAAGGTACCTGGGAGATATCCAAGGTCCAGCACAGGCCGACCACTTCCATAGTGGTATCTACACAGGTATTTACGAGAGTGGGGATGAAATAGGTGTGGACAGTGTTCTTACGTCTACTGTAGGACCTGCAGATGATTACCTAAGAACGGGCGGCACTCCAGCCACAGTGTATACAGGGTACTCGTTACCATTGGCAGGTGTTCCAGTGCCCATTGAGACCACTGATAATAGGCCTTCAAACTTCTCTTGTAATTTTGCGATTTGGTATTAGTCATGAAACATACAGTAAAATATAAAGAAATTGACGGTTGCAAAGTAGTTATTGGATTCGACCAACTACGACGGGACCCCATGGCATCCAAAAATAAACTTATGGATAAAATGGAAACTCATCAAGCCACATATGAGCTAGCTAAAGCGAGTGAGAAATACTCAGTGGCGGGTAAAAAGTACGTGAGCCTTGAGAAGTCTTTTAAAAAAATGGGTGGCGTACCTGAGAACCACAAGTACGCAAAAGACTTAAGGGAAGCCAAAGCAGGGTACCAAGTAGCTACTGCAAGATTTGCACAAGCCCTAGAGGACCTAAAACCCGAATGTGAGGTTTTCTTTGAGCCCCGTAGAAATGAAGTTGTCGTAGATGAACCCACGTTGGATGGATTGGAACGAAAAGGAAAAGAATTAAACATCAATGAGGTTCTGCTACTTTCGGGGGAAATCGTAGAAAATAACATAGGTACGGTTTATTACGAGAAATTACAACCTGAAAACATCTGGCTACGTGGTGAAATTAAAGAACTTAAAGTAGAAGTGCCTGAGGGTGCTATACGTGAACAAGAATTATCCAAACTAGAAAAGGTTGAAATCATCGCACAAAATGAGAAGGATAGAATCGCACAACTAACGGACGGTCAAAAGTTAGATGAGAAAAACAGAGCGCTTGGGCAGCTAGCCAAACAAGCGGCCAATGAGCGCTCATGGCTAGAGATACAAGGGTCTTCATCTGAAGATGCATTGAAGCAAACAGGCGAAAAATTCAAACCCCTAATTCAAGAAATAGAGGCTAAATATGAGTGATGATTTATTAGAGTCAAAACCGTCTTCATTAAGTTCAACCGCTATCAGATTGATTAGGGACACTAACGACAATGTTCTGAAATTGGTTGATTCGGTAGGTGTTCTTAAAGGGTCTCAAGAAGGCTTTGAGAAACAAGTAGGCAGAATTGAAGACCAATTAGGGGAACAGCAGAAAGAACTACAGTCAATTAAAAAGTCAACCCCACCACCGCCAAGGCCTTTGATAAACTTAACCCCAACGCAGTCTAAAATACTTTTAGGAATTTTGATTGTGATAGCCTCAGGTCTGGGTGTGTCTATTCCGTTTTAAAACTTTTTCGTTACTCGCTTAAAACTTCGTAAACTTGGTGTATGCCTTGTAGGACCCCTAAGATAAGCGTGTTTGAGCCGTACTCAAGCGCTTCTTCACTGAACACGCACATCCTATTGTAGCTCATCCCTTGCGGGTGTTTATTTGTTGCATCATTGTTCCCATAATAATCCAAATTTTTCGTAGCTTCAAAATTACTAACAAAAGGATAATTAGCTAACTGGGATTGAATCTCAAGCAACTCATTTAAAGCCTCGAATCTATCGTACAACTCGCTGTATGCTGCGGGGCTTACGACTATGGGAACAACGCCACGCTCGGCTAAATAATCAGCCACAGCCATAATATCCAATGCATTTTCTAGATCTTTGCTGTCGTCTTGAGGGTCGATACCATAATACATATTCGTACCAAAGTAGATAACACCTGTTTGAGCTTTCATTTCATCTATTTCTTGAAGAGCGGGACAATTACCGGTACCTATAGCCCAAGTGGCTGTACGTCCGCCTTCCGCGCCTAAGCTATCGTGAGTAACAAAATTTTCGCCGTCTACTTCACCCGTTAACATGTAGTCCAAAGATTCTTCAAGATGGTTGTAAGGGGTTAAATCTTTTATTCTAGAGAATGAGTATGCGTCATTCACATCTCCATAAGCAAAATTGCAATTGTACATAAAATTATTGTAACCTATGATACCGCCCCCGCCCATTATGGAATTACCGAAAAAACTAACTGTGTTGGGCGTACGTTCGAAAGGCATCGCTACTATCTCTCGTATTTTGGCCTTTACGTCGTCCGAAAAATCAGGCACCCAATAAATACCAGTTTCGTCAATACCTGTGTCGGTATCAGTGTCCAAATCGCCCGTGTCGGTATCAGGGCAACCGGGCGTCAAGTCGCATTCGTTCCCATACCCATCACTATCGCAATCGTCTTGTGTCGGATTGTAAACACCTTGGCAATTGTCGATTTCGATGCATACGCAAGATTCGTCTGCGATACCATCGCTATCAATGTCATTTTGTGCAAATACCATTTGAGGAATTAGCACGATTAAAGTCAGTTGGATTAAAAATTTCATCTTAGTTGCCCTCCTGTTTTGATTGACAAAACAAAGTTGTTTCGATACTGTTTAAAAAGATTTGACACCATATGAATCCTTTCGGGAAAAGCCTCTTACTTAGTAGGGGGCTTTTTTTCTTTAGTCTTTTCTATACCTTTTCCCACGCCAGCCACCAGCGGCTTTAATGGGCCAATTTTTACACCAGTAGGGCATGGTGCCCATAATCCGTTCAATTTCCTCAATTGACCCGGTGCCTATTAATACTTCTACGACTATCTCATCATGTACATGTAGTACAATAGTGTAACCTGCTTTATCTAAATTTAGCATGGCATAAGCCAAAATGTCTCTAGCCACCGCCTGGGTTACATTCTCACAAAGTTTCCCACCATATGTATTAAGACGCATCCAACCGATGGCACCTTTTTTATAGTCGGAATTCCAACCCATGTAGCTGATTTTCCACACAGGCTTTTTACTGTAATTGTCAGTCCCTTGGGTTAACCTTGGTTGATGGTAAACTAAATTTCTACCTGAGGGTAACCTACAGAACAAAATATCATTTTGAACAAAATATGTTATTGACCTGCAAGAAAAAGAGTAACCCGGATTTAGTATCGCACTTACGGCGGCGCCTTCAAGGCCAAATAACTCAGGGTCAAAGGCCCAACCATGCGAGCGTCGACGCCATTGGCCGCCCCAAAACTCAACAATAGCTGGGGACTCTTCACGCCATTTTATGATGGCTTGCTTTAAATCCCATTCATTATCAAAATGATCATCGGCTCCAAAAGCACGCCAAGCGCCAATCCAACCGCCGTATCCTGAGGCAAGCTCGGCTACTTTGCCGATTTTTTTACGCATGGGATGATGGCTACCCGTTTGCTCTTTATGCCTTATAAACTCTTCAAACGGTATTCCCGTTATTTTTGAGGCGGATTCTTCATATATTTTACCATGTGTTCTAAAGACCTCTTGACGCCAGGTTTCCCCAGCTAATTCAGCCAGACAAACGGCTTCGATAGCGCTGAAATCAGAGCATATAAGTTCGTGGCCATCTGGAGCGCTGAATAAACCTCGCAAACATCCTGATACCGCCGCAACAGCATCTCCATACACAGCTTCTACGAAAGCAAGATTACGTGTACCGATGACACTTAAGGCTCTTTCAACGGCTTCTATGTTCCAATCATTAATACTGGAAGGACCCTTAGCAGGTAAGTTTTGTGGTTGAGGCCCACGGCCTGCCCAACGGCCTGTACGATCCGCCCCACAATACGCAAATAGGTCGTGAAGTCTTCCATCATTTGTCAAACGTCTTAAAATTGCGAAAAGTTTTTTAACACTTGCCGATCCTAAAGATGCTCTAATTTCTAGTACCCGTCTGCAATGATGTGGTAAATCTTCTTTCTTTAAAGTTTCCTCAACTTCATCGGCTTCCAAGGAGTCCATAAAAACGCCTTGAGAGCTTAACCACTCGCCTATTTTTTTAACCTGTGATGCACTTGTTATCGCTCCATGAGTCCAACCAATAATTTCACGGTCGTACTTTGCAGCAGCTTGTTCAATGATAGAGATACAATCATCAAGCCCTTTACGGTCTATGTGAACACCCGTGAAATTTATCTTTTGGTCGAGTAGCCATACCTGATGCTCATACTCACTCAGGGGTGGTATCACTTCGGAAATTTCAGCTTCGGTTATTATGTCCCCTAAGTTGTACTCGTATAGCTTAGCAGCATCCTCAAATTCTTCAGATGGTAAAATTCTTTTTCTTGGGTCTTTTCTGGATGGATTGTGTGGTTTACTAAACTTGTTTAAAAGCCTCTTACCATCCTCTATTTTTAAAGTGATATTAGCCTGCATAAAGTGCGCTCATTGAATTGATGGCTTTAGCTGCTTTTTCAAGTTTCCCAGGCAATGCAAACGCTCTTGCTTTTGCCATAGCATCCTCAAGCTGAGTGTAAGGTAAGTAAGGCCACCCCATACGTTCATGGCAGACACGTAACCATATCCAAAACTCGAAGGCGCTATTCCATGCCTCTAAAATACCCCCTCTCAAAATGTAGGTGAGTAAGTCTTCAGGATTGGGACAACCGGGAACCCACAAACGAGGTCCCAATCCATCAAACAAGTTGTATGCTAAACTTAAAATTTCTGTTGAGGAATGTTCAGCATATTTAGCCGCGCCTATCGCACCTAAACCATGAGGCGGGGATTTCACGATACTTTTCCAACGCCCTTCAATGGGGTTAGGTAAAGGTACCAATGTTGAGACCCCTCGAAACTTACGTTTGCGCCAAATGATATATTTTTCACTTTTTACGAAAACATATCCAGCTTCACTGTACGTCTCAAAGTCAAAAGTTGCGATAGGCATGCTAAATACTTCCTTGTTTAGAACGGGATGTCGTCTGGGATAGCTGCTATTTGTTGTTCAGTCCAACCGAAACCTAATAGTTGAGAGTGAGTAAATTGCTTGCCCTCAAGAGCGTATGTTTTCTCCTGAGGTGCAGCACCTTGGGGTTGTAAGTAATCGGTCGCGGGTGCCGCAGGCATACCAGCGCCCATGGCACCAGATTGAGGTTGTGGAGGCATACCAGCGCCCATGGCACCAGATTGAGGTTGTGGAGGCATACCAGCGCCCATGGCACCAGATTGAGGTTGTGGAGGCATACCAGCGCCCATGGCGCCAGGTTGAGGTTGTGCAGGCATACCAGCGCCCATGGCGCCAGGTTGAGGTTGTGGAGGCATACCAGCGCCCATGGCGCCAGGTTGAGGTTGTGGAGGCATACCAGCGCCCATGGCGCCAGGTTGCGCCTGTGGGGCGATTGGTGTAGCGCTCGCACCTGGTGGTAATTTCGCAGGTTTGCCGCCGAATACTTGGGTAGGATTAGGACCCGTGGCAATTTCCTCACCATAACCCACTAATTCAACCATGGAGACATTTAGGAAAAGACCTGGATTCTGGACACTCCCATTGCCTTTGACCGAACCAGATATACGAATGTAATACCCACGCTTTAATTGACTTGGGTCTGTGATAGGTGTTTTACCCCCTACGGTGCAAACAGCAGGCGGGAACCCACTAGAGAATCCAACGATCCAACAGCCTGCGAAACCTGGACGGTCACAAGGGCGTACGCCTTTTTGGTCCGGTTGTTGGCTATCTCCATCGCGTACTTTGAACGAAAATTGAGCGATACAAGCTCCGCTTGCATCAAAAAGATGTGGGAAAGATGCCTGTGCAGTTTGGTATAGTAACGCATGAAGTGCAGGCCATTCAGGATCGGTTTTAAGGATAGCTATTGCCATGAAATACTCAACCCTAGGCTGTCCGGCATTGGGACCATTTTTAATCATAAGAGGTCGACCCGTAGCGTCCTTGTCATTTGGTTTGAAAACGTCCCCTTGAACTAAGCGGCCCACGGGTGTTAAAATTGTATCGGAATCATTCATTTTATTTCTACTTTCTCCCGAAAATTTTCCGGGCTTTTATATTGGTGTTTTTAACAAGTTTTAGACCTGTTTGTTTTCGTTTAGCTAAAGACATTACAACATCTTTAGACACGCCCTTAGCCATGGCTTGGGTGGGCGTTAAGACCGCTTTCTTAGCGAGGTCACACCCTAGCAATTGACCCATTCGGATGACTTCACCCACAGGTTGTGTCCACTCTAAATTACCTACTCCGGGTTCTAAAATATATGTGGTTGCACGTTCACCTTTTTTAATTCGCGCTTTCATCTCGGATTGTAAGCCCGTCAAACGGTATTTGATTGTGTCTGCAGCATCTTGAAGTAAACTTAACTCAAGCCCAAGGGCATCAGTGCTTAGGTCATGCGCAAGAGGTGCTCCTACAAACTCAAGGCTAGCCAATGTTTTTGCGCTAAATGAAGGGCATGCATGACGAGCTTTGCAGTACCTACAGTGTGAGCCTGTGCGCAAAGATGCATCGGGACCTAAAGCCTCATGTGCGGCCTTTTTCAACTGTTCGAAAAAAGGTTTTAAAGTGAGTACGTCTGTTTCCCAAGTTCGTATAATTCCTTCTGTGTGATATCCCCTTGGCTGAACTACGGTTATGTTAACCTTTATGCCGTTTTCAAAAGGGTAGGGGCTTATAAGGTCAAGTATACCTGAGACATAATTGATCCCCTGCCAGTTCTCAAAGGCCTCTACGAGACCATGACCGTACTTGAAATCCCACAAATGTATTTTACGTTCCACGCCATCATACAACCAAAAATCCGGTGTTCCGTAAGAATAAGGATGTATTTTTAAGCATGATATTTTGTTCTCAACATTGAAATTCGGACCCCCATACATGTGTAGTTTTTGCATTACCTCGTAGATGTCTACTACGTAAGCTAAAGCGGCGTCTATCATCTCCTCTGTGTACACAATTCCTGATGATGATTTAACGAATTGCTTGACAAGTATTTCGGGGCCATTGCCATTACGTGAAATGGCGTTTAGTAAGTTGGCGCATAGCTCATGCACAGCAGTACCCACTATACTCGCTTCATTTGTATCATCTTCAGGATATTGGGCTTCCATCAGAGCGGAGCCCGTACACCCATTAAAAGCCCCCCAGACATGAGCAGAAGAGGGGGCTATAATAGAATGATCACTCATGGTATCAGCGCCACGATGTGAGGAATCAAACCTGGGTTTGTGGCGGCCATTTGAAGCGAATCGAGCCCTACCATTTTTGCAAGTTCGTTGGATTGTTCAGGGGTGATACCTTTAGATACTACCAGCCTCATTAAGCCTGGAAAGTCTAAACCTTCAGTTGGGACGGGTTGAGTTTGTACAGGTGGTGGCAATTCCTGTGAGTCCGCCACTGGTAGAGGTTTTGGTAATTCCTTATTAGCCATAACTGGTTGGACTGCCAGTCGCGCTCTTAATTCGGCTTCTACAGTCGCTACTAGAGAAGGGTCTACTTTACGGATTTTTTTCCATTGTTTGGATTTTGCAAGTATCGCTTTACTTGAGGCGTGAATTCTGCCATCCCAGGGTAAACCATCAGAGTCAAGTTCAGGTGGGGTGACTGGAATCTCTTTAAAAGAGTCCCCTGGTTCAATACCCAGTTTAACGTCTGGGGGTGTAGGGCGCCCTGGATTAGTTGGGATTTCCTCAAAAGGAGTGCCTAATTGTGCCCCCTCCTCTAAAAACTTATCCATGTCTGGGGACGCTTCACTTCTCATAGCTTCCGGATTGTAGCCGTTTATTTTAGTAGCAGGATAACCGCATATGATTTTGGTACTTGAAAGCCCCCCTAATAACTTGATTACTTGGTCTAAACTCTCAGTGTCACTTTTTTCTAAAATCATTCTTACTTCAATTTTCATTTTTTTCTCCTTGGGAAAAATTTGTTGTTGACCTGGGTAACAATAAGGGTTATTGTTCCATCCGTCAATAGTTTTTTGGAGAAAAATATTTTGCAACTGAGACCATACCAGCAAGACCTTGAAGCGGCTATCTATAGGGACTGGCGCAAAGGTAGTAAAAATGTTTTGGCGGTACTTCCAACGGGTGCGGGTAAAACTGTTATTTTTGCTAAAATTCTAGCAGATCATAAAGGGCCTTGTTGCGCTATAGCCCATAGACAAGAGTTAGTTGGTCAAATCTCGCTTGCTTTAGCTACATTAAAAGTACGGCATAGAATAATAGGGCCCTCATCAGTTATAAAATTTGTAGTTAAATTACATATGTCAATTTTAGGACATTCTTTTTACGACCCGAATGCGGTTTGTGCAGTGGCGGGGATTGATACCCTTATAAGGAGAAAGCAAGCTCTTTCAACCTGGCTAAATTCCGTAACTCTTTGGGTGCAAGATGAAGCCCACCATGTACAGTCATTTAATAAATGGGGTATTGGTTGTTCAATGTTGCCCAACGCTCGGGGGCTGGGTGTAACTGCTACCGCAATAAGGGCAGATGGTAAGGGCTTAGGACGTTGGAATGACGGTGTTTTTGATAGCATAGTGGTCGGTCCGGAAATGAGATACTTAATAGATGAAGGGTATCTAACTGATTATCGTATCTTTGCACCCTCAAATGACTTGGATTTATCTCAAGTACAAATATCTAAAACCACAGGGGACTATAGCAAGCCAGGTGTTGTAAAAGCTGTACGAAAATCTAAAATTGTGGGCAATGCTGTAAACCATTATTTAAAGCATGTGCCTGGTAAATTAGGGGTTACATTCACTACCGATGTCGAAACAGCCCGTGAAGTAGCAGAAGAATTCAACGCAACTACCCGCGCAGAAGTGGTGAGTCACAAAACAAAAGATTTGGAAAGAACCAATATACTTGACGCATTTAAACGTAGAGATGTTTTACAATTGGTCAATGTGGATTTGTTTGGGGAAGGTTTTGACCTACCTGCAATCGAGGTGGCTAGCTTTCTCAGGCCCACAGAATCCTACTCGTTGTACTGCCAGCAATTTGGAAGGGCACTGAGACTTTTATTAGATGATACTAGCCGTTTCAATATGGATACAAGAGAAGGCCGTTTAGCTGCAATAGCTGCTTCAAGAAAACCGCATGCGACAATAATTGACCATGTTGGAAATGTTTTAAGACATGGTTTACCCGATGCGAAAAGAGAGTGGTCTTTAGAACGTAGAGAATCCCGCCGTAGTAAACCAACCGATGTAATACCCGTCATAACATGCCCTGCGTGTACTGCTGTATACGAACGTACATGCGGGGCATGTCCTTATTGTGGACACTACGCGGAGCCTGCTGATCGTTCCAAACCTGAGTTTGTGGACGGGGATTTAACAGAATTGGACGCAGCCACACTGCAGGCTATGCGGGGTGAGATAGAGAAAGTAGACATGCACCATGAGCAATACCGTGTAGAGTTGGCCGCCAAATATACACCCTACGTTGGCCAACTGGCGCATGTTAAAAGGCATAAAGAGCGTCAAGATGTACAAGGGGCGTTACGAACATCTATCGCTTGGTGGGGTGCATATCAACGGTATCAGGGGCGTGCGGATAGTGAGAGTTATAAACGTTTCTATTGGAAATTTGGGGTTGATGTTATGACAGCCCAAACATTGAGTAAAAAAGATGCCTTAGAATTGGCACAAAAAATAAACTTTTACCTAGGAGAAAACACATGAGAAATCCTATTTTAAAATTAAAAGACCCGTACATGGAAGGACCTGCGGTCGCTAGACTTCAAGAGCTTATACAACCTCCACAACAAAACCTTTTGGTTGATGGTATCTTTGGGCCTATCACACATGTACGTGTAAAACGTTTGCAAAGTCTAGCAGGTTTAACTGTAGATGGTATTGTGGGTCCTAGAACGTGGGGTTCTATAGATGCACCTAGGATAATTGATTTATCAGAGGGGCACCACAAGCCCCCTGCACTTGCAAGTGACAAACATCCCTATAGGACCTGGAATGTTATCCACGGTGTAACAGTGCATCAGACAGGTTGTAGACTTTCCCCTCACCATGATAGATGGGGTCGAGTTAACGCACACATCCTCATGCCTCGAAGTGGTGGCCTGGTGCTTCTTAACGATCCTACTATGGTTATTTGGCACGCTCATGGGCTTTCCATGAATACCATTGGCGTTGAATTTGAAGGTAATTTTGAGGGCATTCAATACCTATTAAAAACGTTATGGGGCCATGAAGACGGGGCGGTGCCTGACTATTTAACTAAAGAGCAGATGGCATCTATACCGCTTCTAATCAAACATCTCACTGAGGAGTTTGACGCGCACGACCAACCCCTTTCAATGGTACAAGCGCACCGTCAAAGTAGTGAAAGCCGCCCCCACGATCCAGGTTCTCAGATATGGCAAAGTTTTGCTTTACCGCTTCGTAAAGAAATAGGAGTGAAACACGGACTAATAACTACTTGGGGATCTGGTCAAACTATCCCTAAAGGATGGAGTTGAAATAATGAATTTAAGTGATATTTATTTTTTCATTAAGCCGGTTAAAAACCACTCTTCTCAATGCGTTTTTGCGTTTTTATTTGAGGAGAATTTCATGAGTCCATTACCAGACGGTTTTGAGATTCTAGAGGAATCCGGTTTGGTCACAAGGCGTGGACGTACAGGGCGTGTCTTGGTGGTAGAAGCTAACATTAAATTACTCGATAAGTGGTTGGATGACTTAAAAAGAATTTCGGTTCTAAGCGACCTTGGCGAATGGGTGGAGGTGACAGGATGAAAGACTTGATAGATACCGCACCTGAATTCGTGAAAGCATGGTTAAAGGAGGCCATGGAAGAACGAACTATGTGGATGTGGAAAGCAATTGAACAATCCGATCCGGAAATGTTTATGGACCTACTAACAGAACGTATCAAAGAAGGGAATTACCACCCATGGCAAGCAATAGGTGCTATCCCTGAAGACGACCGAATACAGGCCATACTTCACTACATGGATGAATTCGAGGAAAGTAAAGAGGGCTCAAAGTGGCTTGAGGAACATACCATTTCTCAAGTTGATGATTTGGAAACTCTCATACAAGAGTATGGGGTTGAGTGGGTGCTTGATCAAATAGATACGTACCGCAAAAACACAGAAGTGGGGTACCCTAAATGATTTTAGACCAATGGGCGCTACAATGGGGGATATCCCCCGAAGCTGTAAACCACTTGCGAACTATGATAATAATGAGCGACCCCACGGACTTGAAGGAAAGGACGGGGCAAAGTGAAGCTTCAGTACAACAAGAAACTAGGATTGAAGCCACTGAAAAAGGTTGTCGTCTGTGGCGTAATAACGTGGGTGCTTTTTTTGACGATAGAGGCGTGCCAGTACGTTACGGCCTATGTAACGAATCTAAAAAAATTAACAAACAACTTAAGTCATCAGACTTAATCGGAATCAGACCCATACGCATACAACCGCATCATACGGGTACTATCATTGGTCAATTTATGGCGAGGGAAACAAAGGAAGGCGACTGGGTGTATAGAGGCACGGAAAGAGAAAAAGCGCAATTAGCGTTTTTAAAATTGGTAATAGGAATGGGCGGAGACGCTCGTTTTGCATGTGGAAGGGGGACGATATGAGTATTGAAAGGCCAAGGACACATAAGATAAAATGTAACACTTGCGAAGCCATATGCTTATACACGCAAGAAGAGTTTGAGAAAACTTCCGATGATGTCATAGATTGCATTAATTGTGGTAGTGGAATTAAAAAATATCATGTTTCCATAAAATGCCTTATGTGCGGTATTTATTGTATGGATATAAAACACCATGTATGCAAGCCGAAGTTCGCACCACCCCCGATGCCCAAGTCACAATGTTTGAGGGGTAAAACGCCTTTCCATTTGTTAGATCTTGACTTTGCTGTTGACATGTGCGTCAATTACGCAGAAGGCGTCAAGGATGGACGCAAAGAAAACGGATGGAAAGACATGAAATGGACGCCCGAAATTGAAGCCGAGTATAAGGCAAAGATACTTAGGCACCTTCACGGATTTGAAAAAACTCACGATGTTAAAAACCTTGCGGCTATCGCATGCAACGCAAATATTATTTCATATCACACAAAGAAACAGAGGGAACAATGAGAGTACGAGACAGGATAGAACCGGGTTTGAGAAAATCCCAATTGATAAACGCTGCTATGGATGTTGCACGCGAAAACCACTATAAAATGCTCACGCGACGGATGATAGCAGATGAACTAGACGTAGCCCCCTCGCTAGTTACACACTACCTGGGACCTATATCAGACATAAAGGATTTGGTTGTAAACAAGGCCATTCAACGGGAAGATTTGAAAATTCTCGCCCAAGCGATAGCGGATGAGCACTATTTAACCCTCAAGGTTTCCAAAGAGTTACGTGAAAAAGTAAGAAAAAAATATTACTCTTGTTGACACCTACGTCAATAAGGATTAATCTATTTGTAAATTCACTATTTGAAAGGAAATCGTCATGGTCATTTGTAAAGATTGCTTGTACGGGGAATACAAGGGGGGTAAGCCTATAAGTCGTGTAATCTGCGAAAATAAGAGCTTAAAGATGCTAGAGAGTGTTCAAGCGATTGATAAGAGCCTTTGCAGAAGTCCCAAGGTTACTAATTCCATTAAAGAACGTGATTTTGTCATGGGGTTTTTTAAGGTTTGTTACGAAAAGGATATTTTGTGCAAAGACATAAACGCTAATGGTGATTGCGACATGTACAAGCCGCACTCAAACATCGCGGACCTTATAGCGCAACAAGAAGCAAAACACACAAGAGATTTTCTTAAAAGAGTTGAGATAGAGCGAAGGAAAAACATTCAGAAGTACGTTAAAATAGTGCTATCCGTAATCATAGCTATAATCATAGCTGTTTTTAGTTCTTTAATAATTGGTTGCGTAGAAAGCCCCATGAATATGGAGAATTACGATGATACAGAAGGATTTGAAACGAGTCTTCTTAGTAATGGCTTTGAATCTTCTGATACTTTATTTTTTAGGGCCGATACAACCTTGGATACTGATAGCGGTGCCAGTAGTGACAATCCTACAGATAGTAGTGATTATTCAACTGATACGGAATCTGAAACTAGCCAAGGAGATACAGAAACTCAAAGCGGAGATACAGAAGAAGCACCAGCAACTTGGAGTTGTTCAAATACCCCGTGGCAAGATACGTGCATAGAGTACAGTAGTGAATACGCTACAATTGAAGGTGTGATGGCAGCCTGCGGGGATTCCTTTTTAGGTGCCGTTTCTTGCAATATGGAGGGGGTAATTGCAACGGAAATAAACATACATTATTTAGATGGCATTTGGATGCATCGCTTTCACCACAGTGGGGGCGCTAGGTACACAGCCAAAAGTAATGAATTGCTACTCAGGTACAACCAATGTGAGAATGACGATAATTGCATATGGGAGTTCCACAACATAAACGAGGCCCTTTGGAAATGTGAAGACGCATACAAATGCGTTGAATACTCTGAAAATTACTTCTCTTCTGAGGATGTGCAGGCCGTTTGCCCTGGGGCCACTTTAGGGGCCTGTTCATCTTCTGGGAATATAGCAACAGCTGATTACATCTCCACAGTAGGAGCACAGAAGCAAAAAGAGTTTTATAAAGATGTGGCTTACTACAACCAATACGGTAGTAACCTGCAGAGCGAGTGGGAAACATGCGAGGCCTACGGTTGGCTTTGCTTTTGGGAAGGATACGAGGGGTCAACATGGTAGTTTTAGTCGAACATGAAAAACACAACGAAGTTATTTTGGGCAAGCCTGATACTATACAGAAAAAAGTTGTTTCTTACATCTCTAAAGCGGACATTTCAGAAGAAGAGTTTATAACAATATCTGTGAGAAACCCCTATGAACCGGATAGGCGTCCCTTAATAGGGAAAAGGGAGACTATTTTAAGAGCAGCTTCTAAACACCAACTTTTTGAAATCTAAAAACTGAGTAAAAAATGAGTATACCAGATCTAGCAATATACTTGGCGTCCGCCCACGTGCCTGTATTCCCGCTCAATGGGGACAATTCACCATTTACCATCAATGGCCACAAAGACGCAAATCTAACTCCAAATCTCATCAATTGGCCGTGCCATAGGGTAGGTGTCCCTATACCCGAAGGGATAATTGTTGTGGACATTGACGCACACAAGTCAATGGACACCTCAAAAGCCGAAGCTGTATTGGGGGTTCTAGATTGGAATGGCGCCTTCCTGCAAAACACTAAGCGTGGGGGTGACCATTATGCGTTTAGAATACCATTGGGTGCCAAAGTGCGCCAGGGTTCAGACTTATTCAAAGCAGCCATAGGGAAGGGCCTCGACACTCGTGTGGCGGGCAAAGGGTACATAGCCACTGGTACTGACTATCCGCAAGGACCAAATGGGGGTATTCTAAAACTGTCTACTCCCATGTTTTTGCCTGAACTGACTCCTCATGCCGCCGCTCAATTGGCCACCAAGCGCAAGACTGCTACTATAGTAACCTCACCTCCAGGCACAGCTAACCCTGAGGAGGTGCGCTCAGCATTGTTTCACTTAGGGGAAGAATTCTACAGTGAGCGGGATATGTGGTTTCGTTGTGGCATGGCAGTTAAACACGGGCTTGGAGATGCTGGCTACGAGATATGGGATGAGTGGGCACAACAAAGCCCTAAATATGGTGATACGGGCGCGGGTGTTTGGAACAGTTTCGACTCAAAAAGAGATGAACGAATAGTAGTTGATTGGTTGTTTAGAAAAGCTCTTGATAGGGGTTGGAATCGAGCACCTTTTGTATTCGGAAGTAGCCCTCTCCCTGAAGGATCATTTCTTCAGACCCCTATGATTACTGAACTAAATTTAAAATCAGAGGCCTTAACCGATACGACACCCGATGTAACACCCATAAGAACCGGTGTTCAATTCATGCCCACCGAAATGCAATTGAAGTATTTTGAGGGGTGCTATTTTGTGAATGATGAAGCGGGGGTTTTCATCCCAGATGGTTCGATTCTGAAAAAAGAGCAATTTAAAGTGCGCTATGGAGGGTACACGTTTTGGCTCGATTCCAATGGAGAAAAAACAACTCGTGACGCATACGAAGCTTTTACACTCTCACAGGCAAACCCACTTAGATGGGTGCACTACACGACTTTTCAACCGAGTCTACCTTTGGGCCATATAGTTTCCAAAACACTGCCCAATGGTGCTGTCCAAACTGCCATCAATGTATATCAACCTATGCACGGCGAAAAAATTCAAGGGGATGTAACACCTTTTCTAGTACATATCTCCAAATTGTTACCGATACCTAGGGACCAAGAAATTCTACTTTCATATTTAGCTGCTTTGATCCAAATGCCAGGTGTCAAATTTCAGTGGTGCCCACTAATTCAAGGCGTAGAGGGTAACGGGAAAACCGTATTTTATAGAGCTTTAGAACACGCAATAGGCACCACTCATTGCCATCTTCTTGACCCTAAAGACAAACTCGAATTTACTGCATGGGTGGAAGGTAATTTGCTTGTAGGTGTGGAAGAGATAAAAATAGCTGGGAGACATGACGCCGCCGACGCTTTCAAACCACTCATCACAAATGAGAGGGTGCCAACCCAGAAAAAAGGAGTTGATCAAAAAACGGGCGATAATTTCGCAAATTTCATCATGACCTCAAACCACAAGGATGCTGTTCTCAAAACTGCCAATGACAGAAGATATTGCACTTTCTACACAGCCCAACAAAGCATTGACGACCTAGTCAGGGACGGAATGGACGATACGTACTTCCAAAACTTCTACAGATGGCTTAGAGAAGGCGGATACGCTCATATCGCGTATTACCTGTCACAATACCCCATCTCCGTGAATGTGACGGGTAGAGCGCCCACTACAAGCAGTACGTTTGAATCCCTCACAGCATCATTGGGTGTGGCTGAGCAAATACTTATAGACGCTATTGATTTAGAAAAACCCGGTTTTGGTGATTTGATTTGCACACAAGATGTTGCCAGTTTATTGGCTGAACATGGCAAAAAACTTGGACCAAATCGCATTGTACAGATACTAGAAATGATAGGGTATATACGACACCCTTTTCTAACTAGGGACAGCGGACGTATGAGTATAGACGGTAAAAAACGTAGAATATACGTTAAAAAAGGCTCAAACGCTGAATTACTGAGGGATCATTTACAAATAAAAGAGCTTTTTAAGCAAATACAAATACCAATAAAAACTATTGGACCAATAACTAACTGAAAGGATTTTTAAGATGGATGCTATGGATAAAGCACTTTTTGAGGGTTCAATGAAGGCCCATTTAAAAATGATAACAAAGTTTCTCCCACTAGGGGTAAATTTCACACTAGAGTTTATTTACAAACCGGGGGAAGTTAAAGCAATCGTTAAGCAGATAGGAGATAAAGATAATGGATGAATTAGTCTTAGATTTTACCAAAACCGAAACGTCTGAGTTTGAGGATTTCCTATTAGAAAACACAAATCATACTAGAGAAGAATTGGCATCTATGACAAGAGGTGAGATTCAATTACTTTGGCTTGACTATGCTTTTGGGGGCGGGGTTAAAAGTAGGTAAATTCTCAACCTTGAATTTAAGCTCTATATCTGCAGGGGGCGTTGGTTTCATGACCTCCGTTTGTATTGTAACTTTTTGAACTAAATACCCCAAGTCACTTTTGCCTATAGCCTTTTTAACAGCATCTTCCATACTCTCAAAAAGTATTCGTAAATCCCTGGCAAACTCTCCATCTAATGTTACTTCTGCTATCCTTCCACTTTTCATTTTATCCCTTCTTTCTGGTTTAATAAAACCATCGTTTAGGCCAATCTAGAGAATTCAGGGTTCATTATCAGTGCACCGAAATTTTCATACAAATAATGGTCGTTTAGCTCATGCCCTTTTTCGTTCAAGTGCCGTTCTATCTCATTCGCGTCGTAGTTTTCAGCGGCATAGTCCTGGTCTTTTTCGTCGCCCCAGAAACATTCTTCTGAATAGGGAATTGAAACAGTGAATTCGTCATTTTTACTATGCGTTTGAATACAGAATAATTTATTTATTTGTATGTTACAACTATACGAGTACGTATCAGTCGTAGCACAATAGTAATCAAATATCTGTACATCAGTTATCTCAAAAGTTAGATTTTCCATTATTTCTCCATTAGTTAGTTAGTTAGTTTGTATTCTTTATCTTCCTGCAGCTTCCTATACTCAAGGCGCCTTAATTGCCAAGCAGTACGGGGTGCTATTTCACGCTTACCTGAGCGCATAAATTCAACCATACGAGTTGACAGGAAAAGCCCTTCTGCAAGTTTCTCATTCGTCAACCCAAGAAATTCTTGTGTTTTCTTAAATTCGTCTTTTGTCATTTATCTACCCTCCAATACCTAAAAATGCCCTAACACGCTTAGAAAAATTAACATGCCCATTCCATGATGATGTGCGTGTTTTGGCGATTATGTCCTTTTGGTTTCTAGACATTGAAGCACGTTCGGGATTATCCGAAAAAATGATTGTACAATTATCATCGCCGCGCCCTTTGTTATTGGCATACCAAAAATGAAGGTAACCATCATCAATTTTTACTGTTTTGGGTGCATGTTTTAGTTTTAAATTTGACATTTTATTTCCCTTTCGTGTTTTACCAAGCCAAAACTATTATATGTTCCACCATATTCATCACAGTTCATGTAGTTCGCGTTTTCGGCTTGTTTTTCGCACTCTTGATTTGTTTCGCCCTCAAATATTCTAACAATTTCCATTGTGTCTGTATCATAGATGTAAAATCTCATTTTTTTTCTCCCTTTGTTATTGGCATATCAAGCCGCCTGATAAAGAATATAAGCCCTACTCAGTTCGGTGTCAAGAAAAAAGATAGCCGCTTGAATAATTTTTATAGCCGCTTCATTTATTCTTGTGGCGGCTACGTGACGTATATAGCGGCTAAGTTCCCGCTACACTGCCCACCCTAAATTGCCTGCCCCCCTGGGAGGCAGCCGTAACTTGTTAATATTGCTAAAGAAAGTACCATTTCTGCCTTCTGCCTCCCTTGTTGACTTCTTTCATGCGTGCGCATGCATGTGCGTGCATATGCGTAGCGGCTATGTACATATAGCGGCTATATACTATTATACTACTCCCCACATTAATAAATAAGAGAGGCAAGAAGGCAGATAGGGAGTATGTACTTGCTTTTATTCACTTTTTGTCTGCCTGCCCTGGCGTTGCCTCCTTTGTATGGAAGGCAGTTTGCAAAATGTGCTAAAAATGTCTAAAATAAAAATATGATAAAACTCGATGAAAAAGATTTAAAAGATTTGCAATCCGATTTAAAAACGTTTGCCAATCGTGCGTATCCATTCGCTACGAAAGAAACACTCAACAAAACAGCGTTTCATGCCATGAAGGTGGCTAGAAATGACGTAGAGGTGTCCATGGTCCTTCGTAACAGATGGACAGTGGGTTCCATAAGGGCACAACCTACACGCTCTCTAAACGTCAATCAGCAGTTTTCCGTGGTTGGCTCGACGGAAGAATACATGGCTCATCAAGAATTTGGTAGATTAGAGACCACCAAAGGTAAGCATGGTGTAGCAATCCCCACTGGTTACAGTGCAGGTCAAGAGGGTGTCACACCTCGTACTCGTCTTCCACGTAAAGCAAATCGTATGCAAAACATACGAATTGCTAAATTCCAACAATCAGGTAAAACACGTAAACAACGTATGGTTATGACTGTAAGACGTGCAGTTGAGACCAATAGACGTTTTGTATATCTGGATTTAGGTAAACGTAGAGGGATATTCAAGGTTAGAGGAGGGGATATTGAGTATGCGAGTAGGGGTTGGCCGGGTAAAGCAAGTTTGAAGATGTTGCAAGATTTATCACATCGTTCTGTTCGTATTCCTAAGTCCCCCTGGCTTAATCCTAGTACAAAGAAAGCATCCAACAAAATGCCTGAGTTTTATAGAGAAGCAATTCTTTTCCAACTAAAACGCAACAAAATATTCGATAAGTCAGTCGGTTAAGTTCAATCAATACTCAAAGTTAACAAACCATATCGCTCAATCATATCAATAGTTTTAAGCAAACGCCACAATCATACCGTTAGGTAGTAGTGTTCATATTCTTATTCCCTCAAATTGTATAGGCTACAACCCCTATAAATACTGGGGTAGCGGGCACGCTAAGACCCTTATGAATACAGGACTTTAGCCGCTTTGTAGCCGCTTCGATTGAACACGCTAAGACCCCTATAAACACTGGGGTAGCGAGCGCGCTGAAACCCCTATAAACACTGGACGAAAAAGGTACTGTGCGGCTAGGGGCCCCGCCTGCCGTTTTGATTCGCCAC